CTCTTCCGGCGTCAGCGTGTTGACCAGGCGCGCCTGCTCATTGGCCTGGGCCGCCTGCTGCTTCTGCGGCGTCAGCTCGGTCAACGAGGCTTCGCGCGCGGCCTCCGCTTTCTGGCGCAGCGCCGTGTCTTGCGCCAGGTAGGCGTCGCTCTGCCGCTTCTGGTACGCCACCCAGGCATCGTTGGCGGCGTTCTGCTGGTTCATCATGTCTTGCTGGGCAGAGTAGTTCGCCACAGCCATGCCGACCGACAGTCCCAGGCCGATGATGGAGATCGGATCACACATGTTAGCCCTGGCTCGATGTTGCGATGGACCCCTGGCCCAGCGGGTTCGATGGGTTCATCGAGCCGCCGAGATATTGGTTGGCGGCGTAAGCGCCGTACGGTGACGTCAGCGCCGAGCCGAGCCCGATCGCCACCGGCTGGAAGGCGTTGGCAAGCGGCGTCAGGTTCGGCTGCGTCAGCTGCGCGTTGCCGACCGATGTCGCGGCGGTGTTGGCGGCGACCGTCGGATCATTGGTGGCGTAGAGCTGGTTGTAGGCCTGCTGCTGCTGACTGGCGATCGACGATCGCAACGCCGCGGTGTCGGTGTCGGCCTTGGCGGTCAGTCCGGCCTGGTTCAGCGCGTTCTGTTTTTCCAGCAGCGCCTGCGCGTAGCCGGCCGCAGACGATCGCAGCGTGCCGGCGCGGGCCAGGTCGTAGGTCATGCCCTGCTTGGCCTTGTCGTACTGGTCGGCGAGCTGCGGCTGCGTGTAGTCGAGCTCGGCCTTGTTGTATTTGTTGTAGAAGGCGTCGCCGAAATTTTGCGGACCAAACAGCGTGTCGATCGCGGTCTTGCCCTGGTTGATCTGTGCCTGGCGCAGGTTCTCTTTGTCCGTCGCCTGCTGCGCCTGGGACATTTCGAAGGCGACCATTTGATTGTTGCTGGGGCCTGATTTGCCGCCCATGTCATACCCTCACGTTGCCGTTGTCTTGACGCTGCTCTTGTTCACCGGCGCCGGCTGCAGATCCTGGCGGTTGCTCCAGTAGTTCGGCGCCGCCAGCACCGAGCTGCCGAGCGAGGCGCCCGTGTTGCCGCTGCCACTGGTATCGTTGCTCGCCGCGGCAGGCTGGGCTGGCGCCGGCGGCGCGGTGGCGTCGGCCGCCGCCTTCTGCACGTCGATCGCTTGCTGATAGCTCGACAGGTCGACCGGTTTCGTTGCGTTCAGCGTTGCCGTCGCCTGGTCCGCCGTTGCGTATCCCGATGTGTCCGCGGGCTGTGCGTAGTAGTCGCCACCGCCGCCGCCTTTGCCGCCCATGATCAGATCCTCACGTTGACGTCGTTGTTTTCATCGCGCCCTTGTTGGTCGGGCTGGCCGGGTTTGCGGTGTTGTATTGGTCGACGCCGCCGACCCAGTATTTCGGTGGGTTGGTCACCGACGAGCCCATCGCATCACCGACGCCGCCGGTCGCGGTCGGCGTCGGGTTGCCGGAAGCTGCCGGCTGCGCGATCTTTGACCCCGCCGACGACAGCGGGCCGGTTGGGCCAGGAGGTGCCGACGGCGTTGGGTCTGGTGTAGGCGCTGGCTCCGGCGCGGGCGCTGCGTCGGGTGTCGGCGCCGGGGCGGCTGCGGGAGCGGCAGCCGATTTCAGGGTGCCGTCCGGATTGTAGGTCGCCCCGTAGCCATTGTTGGCGTCGACCTGGGCCTTGTAGTTCGGGTCGCTCAAATACTGGTCGAGATCGACACCCTTGGCCGCAAATTGCGGTTTGGCTACCGGGTACCAGCCAGGCTGTCCGCCACCGTCGCCACCTTTGCCACCCATCACAGCACCTTTCTGAAAATCGTGCCGACATAGTCGGCGCCGAAGTGTCGTCCCACCATGTTCATCAGACTGTTTTGCGCCGGCATGCCCGACGCGATCGGGAAGTTCATCACCACGCAGCCCTCGGCCTTGGCGCACGCCATGGCGAGGCCGACCAGGCGGCGGCCGAGATCGGTGCGCTTGAGCCTGGGCTCGACAAAGGTCTCGTCCATCACCGCGATCGGCTTGTTGGTGTAGGCACGATAGAGGTGATAGCTGCAGACCCCGACCAGCTCGCCGTCGTCGAGCGCCAGCACATGCGGCGCGTAGCCGGCGGGGATGGCGAACGTCAGATACTCCAGCGCACCCGGCCTGTTGAACGTCATGTGCTGCGCCCAGATGGTCAGCCCGAAGAACCGCTGCAGCAGATCGGCGATCTGCTCGACATCGGCAGCGTTCGCCAGCCGCAGCTCAATGTGCGGTGTGGAGGTCCGCTTCGCGCTGCTCAGATCGTGTCGCCCGATATTCATCCGCCAACCACCTGTAAGAGATAAAATCCTCGCCCGCGGTGCCGTAGCCGCGCAGCACCGCCTCCGGCTCGGCGCCGATCAGATCCATGAAACGCGCGACGTCGTCGCGGCTGGCGAGCGAAACCGCCTCGACGCGATGGAAGCCGGCCTGCAGCAAATAGGGCAGCACGAAGCGGCGGATCTGATGCAGCATCGGCAGCAATACTTTGCCCCACTGATCGGTGCCAAACGCAAAGCCGGCGCCGACGCCCGGCCGGGTCTGCACCAGGCCCCACACCGCGATCGGGCCGAGCTCGTAGTCGAACGCGCAGAACGCAAACACCTTGTGCCGCGCCAGGACGTCGGGCAGCCGCGCCAGATCGGTGTCGGCGGCAGCCATCTCCAGCGCATCGAGCTGGCGCAAATTGGCGAGCACGCTGCGGATCATGCCGCGGTCGGCGGTGGTGATGTCGATCGTCATTCATCCTGACTCCGATATGGAGTAGTGAACCACCATGTTGGACAGCGTCTGCGGCCCAGGCGTCGCCGAGCGCAGCCGCAGCGACATATGGGTCGAGTGCCCGTTGATCGGGAAGATCCCCTGCAGGAAGGTCGGCCCGTTGAACGAGCCGAGAAAATCCTCGGTCGCGGGATCCTCCACGTTGAAGGCGCCGTAGACGTCCCAGGGCGCGCCGGCGCAGGTGGCATCGAGCCCGTTGAACGTCTTGAACGTCGCGACCTGGTCGCCGGCGTGAAAAGGGAAAACCAACTCCACGGGGCTGTCGTCATAGACCGGGCCGACGTCGCTGGTGCCACCATAGGCGTAGACCTGGTTCTTGTCGTCGCGCACGCAAATGCGGTTGTTGAGCACCGCGGCGGCGGTGATGGTGAAGCCGGGATCGTACTCCGACCAGGCGGTGATCTTCGGACCAGGGAACGCCGAGAGGATGTAGATGCGGTCCGGCATGATGATCCAGAACCGCCCCGTCACCGGCTGCAGGATCGCGATCGTGCCACTCATCCAGTCCTCGCCCTTGGAGCGGAATAGATCCTGGATCACCGGATCGAGCGGAGAGCCGATGTCGGACACCGCGGCGGCAAGCGAGGCGTTGCGGGCACGCAGCGAACGGATCCCGGAGGCCGCCACATACATCACGTCGCCGCTGCCATACTGCAGCACGCTGCGCCAGGCCATGGTGCCGGCTTGCCGCAGCGTCTGCTGGTAGGTGTTCTTGAGCGGATCCGGATCCATCAGCCAGAGCTGGGTCGCGGTTTTGCTCATGATGGCGAGGTTGTTGTAGTAGACCTCCAGCGCAATGCAGTCGGTCATGTCGCTGTCCTCCAGCGACAGGTCGATCGATCCAGAGCCGGTGCCGGTCCAGTCGGCGGCGTTGCCGACCGCACAGAAATACAAGACCGAGCCGGAGACCGTGTAGATCTTGGTCTTGTAGGTGCGGCAGTAGAAGCCATTGGCGGCCGGCACGCTGATGCCGTCATAGAACCGCATCACGGTGCCGGCTGAGTCGGTCCACAGGATGCAGAATACCTTGGAGTCGAACAGGTCGTAGTCGATGATTTCAAAAATGATCGGCGTCGCCTGGCCGAGCACACCGACGGTCCAGGGGTCGACCGGCACCTCGGCGAGGCCTGGCGGCTCGGTCTTGTAGGGACCGTTGGGGCCAAATGTGTACAGCTTCTGGTTCAGCGCGACCAACCCCTTGGTGGTGGGGTCGCAGCTCCAGAACGGCACGAACGCCATCCGCTTCTCGATCTCGCCGCCGGGCGTGATGTGGCAATTGATCATCGATCGCAGCGTGCCGGCCGGCGCCGTTAGCTCCGAGCGCCTGAGATCGAGGCCGGCCGCGAAATCGGTGATGGTGAAATACGGCATGCCGTCACCACGGGATGTAGTCGAGATAAGGAACGCGCCGGCCGCCCTTGTCGGGATCGTGGCCGAAGCGCCGCGATCCACCCATGTTGTAGTTCTGTCGCTTGTCGGCGCCCTGGTCGGCCAGCAACCGGCGCAGATAGTTTTGCGCCTTGGTCAGTTTCATCGGTGCGCCTTCGCTCTTCTGCACCGCCATCACCTCGGCCGCGGCGAACAGCACGATCGCCTTGCTATCGATGATGCAGGTGTCGGTGTCGGAGATCAGCGGGTTGAGCGGCGCCTGGCCCTCGACGCGCAGCGTCATGGTGTCGCTCTGCGGCGTCGGTGTCAGCTGAAATTGCCCGACCGGGTTGGTGATCGGGGTCGGACCCGTGGTGTCGACGGTGATGACGTTGTGCCAGCGCGCCGGGGTGCCAACGACCGCCCCGCTCTCCTTGATCATCCACGGCTTGATGCCGTAGGTGAGCTGCTGCCACTGCGCGTCAGGGCTGGTCGTCAGGTAGATGTGCAGGATCTGGTCGAAGGCGAGCTCTTTCGGGTAGCTGTAGAGCGACTGCCCCGCGGCGATCGGCATGTCCTTCCAGATCCGCAGGTGCTGCCAATTGTAGGCGTCCCACAATTCGCGCTGCTGCCGCGCCAGCACGATGTCGAGCGTTGCCTGCGCTTGGGTACCCTGCGCCGGGTTGAGCGAGGTGCCGGTTTCGGCGCGCAGCTCACGACGCAGATCGACCAGCTGCACGCCGAGCGGCATTTAGGCCTCCTTCGGCGTTTCGACCGGAGGCGCCGGCGGACGATGCCGGCCCGGCTTGAACACCGGCCCTGCCGTCACCGCTGCTTTCGCGGTCTCGTCGTCGTCCTCTTCGTCGTCATCACCGTTCTTCGGCGCGTGGACC